TTGCTACAACAAGACAATGATGAGCTATTATGAAACCAAGCTACAATTTACAGAAAACGTTTTAGAAAATGATAAATTCTTAAATGATAATGTACTTGGTAAATATTATAAAACAAAAATACAAAAATATATAGATGACGAACAAAACAAAAACACAAGATGATGAAACAAAGAGAATGTTTATGCAACTTATGGAGGATGATGCCTATGTTGATATTAGTGAAGATGTTAAATATCCACCAGTTGCAATAAGTTGTGGTACTTACAATGACATAAATCATAATGGAGATGTTGTAGAATATCATATACCAATTGGTACTTATGGTAATTTTTCTTTTATACAAGCTCCGCCAAAATCAATGAAGTCTTTTTTTTCTAGTTTACTTGTATCAGCATATCAAAGTAATTCAAATAAATATAGTGGCTTATTAAAAGGACATAGAAAAGGCAGAAAGATAATTCATTTTGATACAGAGCAAGGTAAGTTTCATTGTCAGAAAGTATTTCGCAGACCAATACTAATGAATGATATGCCAGATGATGACAACTATTATACTTATGCTTTAAGAACAATGAGTTATAAAGATAGAGTTGATTTTATTGATTACATCTTAAATGACAAGTTAGAAGGTAAAGATATTGGTTTAGTTATTATTGATGGTATTGCAGATTTAGTTGCTGATGTAAATAATTTAGAACAATGTAATGAAGCTATACAAAAGTTAATGAGTTGGACAGATGAACTACAATGTCATATAGTTACAATTATACACAGTAATTATGGTTCCGATAAACCAACGGGGCATTTGGGGTCTTTTCTTGAGAAAAAGGCGGAGACTCAAATTAAGTTAGAAAAAAATGGTGTAAATCTAGGTTGGATATCTGTAGAATGTAAAAGAAGTAGAAACAAAAGTTTTGAAACGTTTAGTTTTACTATAAACGAAAAAGGATTGCCAGAATTTGTAGATAATGATATTGATTTATAAAAAACAAAAACAATGAAATACATAGAAAGAAAAAATAAAATTATAAATGACAAATATACTGAATATGTATATGAAGCATTTGATATACAAAACAAAGAAGAAACAACTGTAAAAATACCAATAAACTTTAGTGAATGTAAAACATTTGATTGGAACATTGGCGTTATTTATGGTGGTTCTGGTACTGGTAAAACAACTTTATTAAAAGAATTTGGAGATTTAACTTTAGATGAATTTGATGATGAAAAGCCTTTGATTAGTAATTTTGATTGGTTAGAGCCACAAGAAGCAACATTTTTATTATCAGCTATGGGTTTATCTTCTGTTCCAACTTGGTTAAGACCATTTAGTTTATTAAGTAATGGAGAACAATACAGAGCATCTTTAGCATATAAAGTCGGTAAATCATCTGTAAATGACGTTATATTGATTGATGAGTTTACATCTGTTGTAGATAGAGATGTAGCAAAAGCAATGAGTAATGCTTTACAAAAATACATTAGAAAATACAATAAAAAGATTATACTAGCATCTTGTCATTTCGATATTATGGAATGGTTACAACCAGATTGGACTTATTCACCATTAAAAGGGCGTCTTGAGAGAGCGTCAAGTCGAAGGCAAAGACCAAAAATTGAATTACAGATATTTCGATGTAGATATGAAACTTGGAATATATTCAAGCAGCATCATTATTTAAGTCAAGATTTAAACAAAGCAGCTAAATGTTTTTTGATGTTGTTTAATGATAAGCCTGTTGCTTTTATAGCTATATTACCAATGCCAAGTGGAACAATACAAAATGCGTTTAGAGTTAGTAGATTAGTTGTTTTACCAGACTTTCAAGGTTTAGGTATAGGTATTAAAATACTTAATGTTTTTGGCTCTATGTATAAAAAAGACAAAAAAACACTATACATAAAAACATCAAATCCATCATTATTTAAAGGTATGATTAGAAATGATAAACATTGGCTTTTAACAAATGAAAATAATAATATTAATCAAATAAAAAAAACAAACAAAAAACTATTAGAAGAAGGTAAAGATAATGGTTTAAAATTAAGAAAAGAAAGTATAACTAAAAGTTATAAGTATATCGGACAAGAACATAAAGATGATATAAATATATTAACTTTTAATGCAAATGCTTACAAAGAAGTTGCTCAAAATCAAATTAGTATCTTTGACATCGAAGGAGTATAAAAAATAAAAAATATGAAAGATTATAAATACACATATCAAAACAATTGTTTTAATGCTAAATTAAGTAATTTACTAGATAAAAAAAGAACTATAATAGACATTGATTGTTTACTTTATAAAATAGGTTGTAAAACTAAAATTATGTTTGACCATAAAAAATCAACAGATAAAACATCAATAGCATCTTTAAGAGCTTATAGTTTATTTGCTACAAAAGATTTTTATTGCTATATAGTTATTAATGATTTAGATGAAAAAGGAGATATATTAAATAACAAAACTAAAATATATGAGATAAAGCCTTTTAATGAAGTTAAAAATAAATTTGAAAAATCTAATTATATAAAAGATTTTTTTATATTATGTAATGATGAAGAAGTAAAACATTTCTTTAGTGTTGAAAATCATTTAGAATATAAACAAAAAATAAAACAACAACAATTTTTATTTTAAAAAAATAAACATTATATTGCATTTATGTTAAATTGGAAAGAAAAAGATTTATTTGAATGGCTATCAACTAATCATTACAAAACATTAGTAAATAGTAAAAATCCAATATCAAGATGGGATTGCTACGATATTGAAACACAAAGCAGAATAGAATTAAAGTGCAGAAAGAAGCATTACAATACTTTACTTCTGGAAAAGCCTAAATACGATGCTTTGATAAAAGAATCAAATAAACACTTTGACGTACCAATATACATCAATAGTACACCAGAGGGAATCTATCTATTTAACTTAAACAAAATAGATTTAAAATGGTTTGAGAAATCACTACCAGCAACATCAGAGTTTAAAAACAGAAGATGGATCAAAAAACAAGTAACAGAAATAAATATAAAACAAGCAATAAAACTAAAATAAATGGAAACAATCAAACTATTAAACAACGAAGTATTTGATAAGAAAGACATTTTAAGCAAAATGATGGATGATGAATTTTACTATGGTTATCTTGGTGTAAATGCATTATCAAGTTCAGCATCAAAGAAACTTTTAGATTCTCCTTATGCTTATTATCGTTCACTAACAGAAAAGCAAACAAATGTACAAGCATTAAGAGATGGTCAATTAATACATCTTATGGTACTTGAACCAGAGAAGGTAGAATACCTAACTTTTACAGAAGGCACAAAAGCATCAAAGCAATATAAACTAGCAGTACAAGAGCTTGGATCGCACAACGTATTTACAAACTCAGAATATCATAAAGCTAAAAAGATATCAGAAAGGGTAAGAAGTGTAACTGATGTAAAAAACATACTGGAGGGTGCAAGATTTGAAATACCAGCAATTGATATCTATAATGATTTAGCATTTAGAGGTAAAGCAGATATACTTAAAGATGGTGTTGTAATAGATTTAAAAACAACTGCTGATATAAAATCATTTGAAAGGTCTGCACATCACTTTTCTTATGACTTACAAGCTGCATTGTATTTAGAGTTGTTTGGAGCATTTGACTTTGAATTTGTTGTAGTTGATAAAAGTACACTTGATGTTGGTATATTTAAATGTTCTGATAATTTTATTGATAGTGGTAAAAGAAAACTAGATATTGCAACAGAAAGATACTATGACTATTTACAAACAGAAAACATAGAAGATTATGTTACAAGAGGAACTTTGTAGAAATCAAGAGAAGATAGCTTACAAAAGTTGTATTGATAGTTACTTTAGCAGTAGAGATAAAAAAGATATTATGGAATACTGGATGCAACTATTTGAACAAAAAAGGTTTTGTGAAGCAAAGGGAGTAGAAAAAGCATTAGAACTAATTGACATATATGAAGATATAAATGCCAAAGAATAAAAAGAAAATTAGTTCAAATAAATGGAATTATAAACATCAACAATATTGTTTTAAAAAAGGTTTTATTATTTACCCAGTTGTATGTGGTAAGATGTTTAAAGTGTATTGTAATAGAATAAAAGGTAATTACTATATGAAAGGAAAAGAATTTAATAAACAAGAATCGTTCCAAGCTATTTGGAATTTATACACTAAAATATACAACTATGAATTTAATAAGGTACGAGATTAAAGCTGGGTTTTTTAAAGGCTTTCTGTTTGGGGTTAGGCATTACCCTTTTGATGATGAAGAAATATACGAAGAAGATATAGTTTTATACATTGGTATCTTTCAAATAATTTTAACTTTAATATACGAAAAATGAGAAGCACACAAGTACACTATGACAATGGCAAAGGTTATGACGTAATAGACGTTGTAAATGATTTTAACCTTAATTTTAGCAGAGGTAACATACTAAAGTATATTTGCAGAGCTGGAAAGAAAAAGGATGAGTTACAAGACTTATTAAAGGCAAAAGACTATTTAGAACGAGAAATAGAAAGAATAAGGGA